CGTAAATCCTTTCTTTGCGGCTTCGGCTTTCAGGCGGTCCTCAAGAAACTTTGGCATATTGGCTCCGAATGTGCATTGTCAAGTTCATTTCAAGTTTGATGTCGCGATTGTCCCATGTCCAGCATTCGCCAGTGTCAACCATAAAGCATACCCACTGCAAATTGTGCTCGGTGCCATAGTCAATAAGGAAGTGTGCCCATGCTTTGCCCTTTGGGGTATCCAACGGCAGGATCTGGGCAAGTTGGATAATCACTAGCCTCTGACCTCGTGCACAAAGCTGGGCGGCATCCAGATGCGCGACTCTTCGGCCTTCCTTTGCTCTTCATAGATCGGCTGCTGTCCGACCGCCCGAGCCGCTTCTGCCATCTCGTAGTCGTCGCAAGAGAGCGCCTTGAACTTCAGGAAGTGCCGCATCGCATCCAACTTCTCACGCCGCTTGCGCCGGTCAGGCTCCGTCAGCAGTTTCTCGCGCAGATGGTCATGGTCCTGAATCAGAATAGCCAAGAATGCCAACATGTCACGGTCTTCGATCAGCGACAAGGGGCAACTGATAGCGAAGTTCTCTGTCTTGCGTTGGAGATCGGCGTCCATTAGGTGGCTGCTCCCGCTGCCGAATCCGGATCAGCCTTCGGCAAGTCATCTTCCAGCCCCGCGTGCTTGGCGAAGTGGGCCAGAACCTTCTTCCCTTCATCCTTGCCATAGGTATGCGTCTCGGGCTCAACGTAGCGCCCGTCCTCGCCTTCCATCTCATGCGTGAAGACGTGGCCACCGTTCGCGGAACGCTTGTGCCGCATCTCACGCACGTGCGCCTTGGACGGCTTCTTGCTCGTCCGCATGTTGATGTCCATCACTTCGTGGTGATTCATCGGCCCCCCTTGAGCAAGCGATTGGCTTTTGCTCGAATCTTCTCGGCGGACGCCTCAGAGAGCTTGCCAGCCTTGACCTGCTGAGTTGCGCGGGCCTTCGCATTGGCGGCGTGGGACCGGTCCGGCATGGGGTAGGCTCGCTTGCCTGGAAGTCCAAACTCTGAGGAGGGAATGCGCTTGCGTGCAGCAGTCGTCAGTTTAGCCATAGGAAATCCTCTCAGCACATCGTACACCGAATCACTACAAAATACAGAGGGAATTGTATAATAGGGGTCAGGCGCTGCAAACGCCGGACAAGCCTCATCGCTAGAAGGAGCGACTATGACCCCTCATCTATCATCGCAAAGAATCCTGTTCAGGGCACTCTCCCGAAAAATAAAAGACTTCGGCCATGTCATTCGTTTCAATTACATGATCGGTCCTTATTGGGCAGATATTTATATTCATCCCTATTGGATAATAGAAGTGGATGGCCCCGAACATTTCAGCCCAAAAGCAAGAGAGAAGGATGAGGTTAGAACAAAGTATTTAGAATCAATGGGGAAGCGGGTGCTCCGTATCACTAATGAGCAAGTATCTAATGATCTATTGGGATGCGTTGAAGAATCTCTTTCTTTTGTTATGCCTCATCCCAGATATGTAAGAAAAAAGAATCGCTAGAGAAACGCCACTTTTTTCCCGCCTGACCTCGGTGGAGTTGGTGCAGGCTTCTTAGAAGTTCCGTCCTTGATACCCACTGCCATCGTCCGGAGCGCATCGGCAGGATGGCTCGCCATATCGTGCAGAGGTTCCCTCCGGCTCACTCCCAAAGCCGTCTCTGGCCCCCATTGATACCGCCGAAGGAGCTGCAATCCATCCGCGCAGCCCTTGATATCAAACCACAGCTTAGGAAACATCTCGCGCACCGCATTGATGCCCTGATGCACCTCTAACCGCCGTGCCACCTGCACTTTGAGACCAGATAGTCGCATCACGTCCTCAATCGACTTGCCCGTTCCCAGCTCTTTCGTAGCGCCATCCCAGGGCAGATAGCATGTCCCGAGCGTATAGCCCCAACTCTGGATTTCCTTGATGAAATAGCTGATGGGCTGGTGGGAATCGCCGAAGTATTTCAGAATGCGAATCTCAAAGGGGACGCGCTGCGCCGCCCAGATGCTCACCTGATCGCCAAAGCCTAAATCCCAGAACGTGTCTACCGCGAGCGTCTGGTCGTGCGGGATCATCCGGATGCGTCCTTCGTTCTCGCACTGGCGAATCTGCTCCTTGTAGATAGCCCCTTCTACGGTAGAACGGGTTGCTCCTTCATAGACATGGTGAAAAGTATCAGGGTCTTTGGCTCGTAGCGTCTCAATCTTTTGGCGCGATTCTGCGCTGAGCCACAAGTTGTCTAAATAGCTTGTCTTACATAGGAAGGTTCCCGCCGGCGGATCAAGCACAAAGTCCTGATAGACCGCATCCGTCTCCAAATCGGGATTGAGACTGAACCATATCTCGCTACCAGGCTTACGGATGGTCGGCAGCAGGATCGTGAGGGACCTCCGAGAGACGACAGACGCCTCCTCAATCCAGCAGATATCAATTGCCTCATAGGACTTGATCGAGCTGACCGTCTGCTTGCGAAGTCCGGCGAAGACAAATTCTGTCCCGTTCTTCCCTCTAACCTCCGACTGTAATGGCGTGTAAAAGTTCTCTAAGCCTAGCGCAACTATTTGATCCGTAAGAAGTTGGTGAACAGACTCGCGGATTGAATCCATCGTCTCGCGGGCACATAGGATACGAAGAGGCTTTTGTGTGCCGAGGATCAAAAGAGCCCGCGCAATCGACCAAGAGTTATGGGTGACAGTGCCATCTTCCAGCAGAAAGAGATGATCCCCATCTAAGCTGAATCCAGCCCATTCGCCTTCGCCGATTGGTTCGACCTTGAGGCGGGAAGTGAGAAGATGGCAACCTCTCCATGGTTTAGCTTGCTTGCGAGGGAGTTTGCATGGAATACGCTCCAAATCTCCATTGATAGAGAGATTCCATGCCATCCCCCGAACTCCATTGCATACCGTTTTTCGTTGGCACAAAGAGGTCTTAAATCCAAGAAGATCGGCTAAGTATTTGATTTGACGAATAAGTTTCTCGTTGACTTGGGTAATACTGAAGCCCCGACCAGCTCCTTCACGCAACATTCCATCCGTATCGAGCAGCCCAGCCAGCACTTGCAGTCGAACTTCTTCTGAATTGCGAAGATATTCTGCTGGAATATGCTTATTGTTTTTCAGGTCATACCGAAGGAATTGTTGCCACAACGGGCTTTTTCTTCCTTCTTTCGGAAGGACAAACCCAATGTCATAGGCCTTCTGTCCTGCTTTCTGGTAGAGGCTAATCCTGCCACCGTAAGACTCCGCTATTCCTCGGCAATATTGGATGATCTCCTCATCCATGTTGGTTATCCGCATTTCGCGTCCAGTCCCATCTCCGAGCCATACTCCCAGAAGATAGGGATCAATTCCCACTTCTTGATGAGGAAATTCAACTAAACCAGCTTTATAGCCGACGAAGTTGTATTGCCACCGCTTGGACTGTTGCGCGAATAGAGTCACGCCGATGTTTAGCTTGTCGGGCCATGAAGGATAGCGACCTTTGGGGAATTTCAGCTTGCCCGATGGCTGCTTTTGCTTGTCATGAGTACTTCGGCATTTCTTTACCGCTAGGATGTGGTTCTCATTGACCACGTAGTCTTGAGCACCTTCTTGTCGTACCCTAAAGAGCGGGCCTGAACCTCGATGCATCTCGAGGACACGGCGAGGACGGCTATCGGGTCCCATCAGGCATTCGCCAACATGGACATCTTCCACAGCTCGCAAACTGCCATCAAACATGACGACACGAGTGCCCAGAGCAAGGCACTTGCACCCATCACGTCCGCCATAAAGGACTTTATACGGATGCGGCTCAAACAGCCCTTGCAGCTTCTCGATGAACTGCGCCTTGACCTCAGCCATCGATTTTACGCACCATACCACGCAATCCGTGCTTGCCGAAAGCTGATTCTCTGTGGCCTTTGTCCATTAGGCACTCATATTGAACAGTCTCGCCGCCATTATCTGCGGTTTCCCACCATGTCTTGCCGCAGATGGGAATCTCTCCTGGCGAGAATGTGACCATAGGCATACCAGGAGTCAATACCGATTCTTTCTTCGCGCAGATGTCTCGCAGGGTTTGCATATTTACGGGATGTTCAAGTGGCTTTGCTTCGGCCGGATCACCAACAATCATCTTTTGGGGGAAGGGTTGCGGTTCAAGCTGTGGCGCCCCATTTTTCCCAACGGTATGCCATCCAGTCCTTTTACACTTAGAGCAAAGTCGCGGAGCTTCAGCGTTCGGCGACTTGATCCACCGATGTCCGCAGTGTTCGCATTTCCAGCATTCAACCCATGCTATAGCCATGTCTCCATTGTAGACGAATCGCGTCTCTATTGGAAACGTTATTCCTTCTTTCC